GTACCACCCACCTGGAACATTTCCCAAGCAGTCTTGTCAATGAATTTGTAATCGTTGCCCTTTTCCGGGCGATATAAACTAAGTCTCGGCATAGTACTTGTATTTACCGTTTTCTGCACAAGGCATAAATACTTATATGAGTAATATTGATTCCGCTAAACAAGAAGTTTTCGACTATTGCCGTACGATGCTAGGTGACGGTATGATCGATGTGGAACTTGATCCTGAACACTACGAAACAGCATTACAACGTTCTTTAGGTGTATTTCGTCAAAGATCAGAAAATTCTGTAGAAGAAAGTTACGCATTTTTAACATTAGAAGAAAATCGCAACGAATATATTCTTCCTAAAGAAATCCAAACTGTACGACAAATCTTCCGTAGAAGTGTTGGATCACGCACAGGAAATGGTACAGGCGGAACTGTATTTGAACCTTTCAATTTAGCATATACAAACACATACCTATTAAGTTCGACCAATATGGGCGGACTAGCAACATACGAAATGTTTGCTCAGTACCAAGAACTAGTTGGAAAAATGTTTGGTTCATATATTAACTTTACTTGGTCTCCACAAAATAATAAACTTGTAATTACACAACGTCCGAGAGGAGAAGAACAAGTATTACTTTGGGTCTATAACGAAAAACCAGACTTTATGATCATCAATGATACATATGCCGGACAATGGATTAAAGACTATACTCTAGCAAACTGTAAAATTATGTTAGGACAGGCACGTGAAAAGTATGCTAGTATCGCAGGTCCACAGGGTGGTACAGCACTTAATGGTACAAGTCTCAAACAAGAAGGATTTCAAGATATCGAACGCCTCACTATAGAACTCACTACACAAGTACCGGGCGGTAGCGGTTACAGTTGGATTATTGGATAATGAGATTTGACGAATTTAAAATAGACGAAGTTGTTACCCGTATTGAATTTGCAGACGGACAGAAAAAGTTTTTGCGTACCTTTGGTAAAATGAGTAATGACGAAATAGTTGCTTATTTTAAAAAGATGGGTAAAGAAGTAGTTTGCATCCAAGATAACTGTGATTTAAACGACGAGTACTACAACGAAACTGCTAAGATGGTTTGGGGTATGGGTAAGCATAACCAACGTAGTGGAACTGATAAACTTCGCTTTCGTTGTTCAGGTGGACCTAGAGCTGGTAGACAGGTAAGCCACCCATCAAAGTGTGCTCAACAATACAACGTTGCAAGAGCGCAACAAATGAAACGAACTCGTGCTAGAACAGCACCGACCCAGGCAAGACGCCAAAAGCGTACCAAAGCAATCAATACAGCAAGTACACTTGCTCGCAAATTAAACAATCCAGGTAAAGTAATTAGACCAAAACCTTGGTATTAATAGTTGACAACAGTAAAAAAGAGTGTATAATACACTTATTAACTGGAGTTATCTATGGCAAAGAAAGAAGTAAGCGACGGCTCAACTGCAAACTATTATGAATTACCTACAGATGCTAAAGAACTACAGCATCTAATTTCCTACAAGAATATGAACGGACAGATGGCCGAAATCTTTCGTGCTGTTTATCGCTACGGACAAGTAGAGCATTCTCCAAGATTGCGTGATGCTAAGAAGATCAAGTATTATATTGACGCAGAAATTGAGCGTTTAGAAAAATACGGAGACTGTTAAAAGTCTGGAACAAGATCACCCTGTTTCCAATTAACACCTTCTCTAACAAGTGTTTGGGCACAGTTAGAACATACTGTTTTTAAATTTGTTGGTCGACAGTTATTTAAATTTCCATCTACGTGAAACACTTTAAATACCTCCGGATAAAGTGATTTAAATCCGCACTTATCACAGGTATCTTTTTGTTTGTATCCTGCACGTTTCCATCTAGGAATTCCGTGATAAGGTCCTTTGTTTAAACACGACTCGCACTGACTTCTGTAATAAACTTTATTACCTTTTTTATAGTTCACTGCTCGCGGACGTTCATTACAGGTCTTACAAAGTGGTCTCATATTAATATTTACACCTTTTCTTTCCCTTTTTAATAGTGTATAACTACCACTTTTTTTGGATTACCGCTAAATACAGTTGTATAAAACTTATTACCAATCAGGAGATAATGGGTATGGCACTTACTTCACCAGGCGTAGAAGTTACAGTAATTGATGAGAGCTTTTACACCCCTGCCGCACCAGGGACTGTACCATTAATTGTTGTTGCAACAGCGCAAGACAAACAAAACGCAGCCGGAACTGGCACGGCACAAGCGACATTAGCAGCGAATGCTACTAACGCATACAAAGTAACAAGTCAGAAAGAATTAGTAGATCTTTTCGGAGTTCCTTTCTTTGAAAAGACAGCAAGTTCAACTCCAATTCACGGATCAGAATTAAACGAATACGGATTATTAGCAGCATACAGTTTATTAGGTGTTTCTAACTCAGCATTCATTGTCCGTGCAAACGTGAACCTTGCAGAACTAGAAGGATCAGCAGAGGCTCCGGGAGCGAATCCGGATGATGGTACTTGGTGGGTAGACACCGCAGGTACATCTTTTGGTGTTCAAGAATGGAATGGCGCGGCGATTTCCACTACAGGCGGACAAAAGTTTGCATCTAAAACACCAATTGTATTAACAGACGATGACACATCAAAAATTGACAGTGGCGCACCAAAAACTTCAGTTGGCGCTATTGGAGATTATGCAGTTGTATTTGAAACTGTAGATGGCAGCGGATCTTATGTAGGTAGTAAAGAAAGAGCAAAACTTTATTATAAATCAGCAGGTAACACACAAGCAGGCGTTACATCAGGACAATGGGTAATTGTTGGATCTAACGATTGGCAAGCAAGCCACGCAACTATTACAGGTGGCGTTACTGTACCTGGTACTACTACATTAACAGCAGGTCGTTTTTTACTTAATGATACATTCATTAATGTTGCTGGAACAGACACATTAACAAATTTAGTAGCAAAAATAAACGGCGCAGGCATTACAGGAGTCACAGCAGCAAACGTTAATGGTACACTTTACGTGTACAACGATGGTACTGCATCAGCAGACGGATCTACAGCAGATGCTTCGATAAGAATTGAAAATGATACTGCTGATTTAGACGAAATTGGTATTGAAGAAAAGACTTATTATGGTCCAGCACTTCAACAAACACCACATACAAATCCACCAAGTTGGAAATCAACCGGAGGTGATACTCCACGTCCAACAGGAAGTGTATGGGTTAAAACAACATATCCAAATAGAGGTTCAGATTGGCAGGTTAAGCAATGGGATTCAGCATCTACAAGTTGGGTAACTTATAGTGCTCCTTTATATGCATCAACTCACGCATCACTTTACTACTTAGATAGAGCAGGTGGCGGCGCAAATCTTCCTATAGATAGCCTTGTTGTTCAAACTAATGCTACTGAAAATAGCGGATTTGATTCTAGTCCTAACACAGCAGAATTCCGTGTGTGGAGAAGAGCTGTAGTAGGTCAAACTTCAATTACTTCAGCGATTATTGGCAGTGGTTCACTTACAGGCGGTAGTAACACATTAACTATTGCTGAAAGTATTAAGAATCAAGTTGAATTAGACACTGGTATTGCTGTTACATTTACAGCAGCAAGTGACGCAACTGATGCAGATACAATGGCAGGTGCTATTAACGCAGCAGGATTTACTAATATTGTTGCTAGTGTTGATAGTGATAACAAAATTACAATAACTCACAAATTAGGCGGTGATTTCCGCATCACAGACGGTGCTAATGCTCCAGCAGGAAGCATATTTACTTCGTTTAATTTAGACACAGGTGGCGGTACTGCTAACTTCTATGATGCTCCAGCAGGCGCTTCAGAAGATTATATTGCTAGTAACTTTAAACCACTTGCGGCAGACGACTTCTTTGCAAGCGTAAATGATCCAACTAATGATCCAACAGATGGTACATTGTGGTATAATCCAGAATTTAGTGATGTTGACATTATGATCAACGACGGAAGTGCTTGGGTTGGATACCAAAATTTCAATTCAGACTATGCAAATACTGATCCAGAAGGTCCACAGGTTACTGCTAGTGAGCCTACTGTACAGTCAGATGGTTCAGACTTAGTAGATGGTGATATTTGGGTAAGCACAGCAGATTTAGAAAACTTCCCAACAATTTATCGTTACAACGGTGATTTGTTAGAGTGGGTACAGATTGATAAAACCGATCAAGTAACTGAAGAAGGTGTATTATTTGCAGACGCACGTTACAGTACTTCGGGTGCAACCGGTGATACAGCAGGAAGTATTATAGATTTACTAACAAGTGACTTTGTAGACTTTGACTGCCCAGATCCAGCACTATATCCAAAAGGTATGATGCTTTGGAATTTACCTAGAAGCGGCGGAAATGTTAAACGTTATGTTAGCAACTAC